CTCTCCAATGTTGAAATTGTATCTGGAGTCGATGGCAAGAGATTTATTGATAGCATGAATTCTAGCACATCTATGGGTTATCCCATCGGAGGTCCTAAAACCAATTACCTTATTGATTTAGACCCTACGCCGTCCAATGCGTGTCCTCGTACCTTTAAGCCCGAGATATGGGCTTTAGTTGAAGAACTAAATGAGAAAGCCAAATCTGGTGTTTTCCTTAATCAGATTTTTGGCGCGTCCCTTAAGGATGAGCCAACTAAGGTCACCAAAGAAAAAGTGCGTGTATTTCAAGCCGCACCTATTGCTCTTCAAATTCTCATTCGTAAATATTTTCTTCCTGTTGCTCGATTTCTCTCAATAAATCCATTATTGTCTGAATGTGCTGTAGGAATTAATAGTCATGGGCCTGAATGGCACGAACTTTCTGAACACATGGCAAAATTTGGGGATGAAAGAATTATTGCTGGTGATTTTGCAACCTACGATCTTCGCATGCCTGAACAATTAACACTTACTGCTTTTGCAGTAATGATGGAGATTGCGCAATGGAGCGGTAACTACACTCCAACAGATTTGCGAGTAATGCGTTCTATTGCTCATGATGTTTGTTCACCTCTTGTTGCATATAATGGAACTCTTGTACGTTTCATGGGTACTAACCCTTCAGGGCAAAATATGACTGTTTATATTAATAGCATTGTAAATTCTTTACTTCATCGTCTCGCTTTCAACGACGCTTATCCACAAGAAGAATTGACTCAAATTGGCTCAGAGTTGGGATTGAATCGCGCTGCAACTTTCCGCGATTTATGTGCTATTTCAACGTATGGAGATGATGCCAAAGGCTCCGTTCGACCGGGTTATGATAAATTTAACCATATTTCTATGGCAGAGTACCTTGCTAAGAATGATATTACTTTTACCATGCCTGACAAAACGTCTGAACCATTGGCTTTTATGTCTCGTTTTGAAGCTGATTTTCTAAAACGTAAAGATTTGTTTAATCCCGACTTAAAGCAATACGTTGGTGCTTTAGATGAGAATAGTATTTTCAAGTCACTTCATTCAATTATGAAATCTAAAGTAGTTTCTCCGCTCACTGTTAGTGCCATGAATTTGAGTGGTGCAATGCGTGAA